GTCATCCGCTTAGACTCATCAGCCGAAGCTTCCGAGATATCACGGATATATATTTCATCATCAGTCGCGGCACCTGCCGCTAGTTCAGTCAGCGCACTTAATTTTGTATCAGCCATCCGTCCTCCCTATGAAAAAGCCGCCCAGATAGCCCCCTGGACGGCTAGGATGCCCAGGAGTCTGTAGGCCCTTATAGCCTGTCGCAGCCCCACTGGATCGTCGCTCGTAGTCGTGCCCGATTCTCTGTCTCCTCAATCCGCTTCATAAACGGGACACACTCTCCACTACACCGTCTTTTACCACAGGTAGGGGCGTTACACATGAAGCAATACCCTCGCTCCGTGCCTGAGCCGACTTTAATAACGAAGATAGCGTTACAGTGGCAACAGGTTATGGTATGCTGCTCAGTCTCTCCGTCTACGGATGTAACGAGCAGAGCACCCTTCCCACGCGAGAGTTCCTTAATGTAGTTGGCCACTACTCCACCCAGAACATTGTCACCCGGTAATCGGTCCTCTGAGTGGCATGGGACGATTTCCCCCCCAATCCATTGTTGGCAGTGGCTGGAGTAACGATTTCCCCTCCTGGCGGAGCCACCCAGCGTAATACCGCCCGATGGTTCAGGTCGAACTCCAAGACTGTATCCCCGTAGGTACACTCGCTGGACAAGTTTCCTTTAGGTGTCGCCAGGGAGGCCCGGTCCGCCGGGTCAAGCGTTTCAATCGTCGGGGTATCGCCAGTCCCGGTATCCGTCGTGCGCCCCACGGTGATGGTGCTCGTCAGGTCTGCCGGTGTGCCGCCATTGGAAAAGAGTAGGTCGTAGAACCACATCCGGTGCGTGGTACTAGCATTGGAAACAATATTCAGGGCTGTGTCAGCCGTGGAGTCCAACGCCGTAGTATCAGTGCAACTATACCGTCTTCCTGCCATTTAATGACCTCCTATCGACGCCACGACGAGACTGCCGTAGCAGCCGATAGTTGCGTTGAGATGTGCCATGTAATTCTCCTTAGTAACCTGAGCCTTCTTCCACGCCCCAGACCATCCCGGAGACGGCGGATGAACTCGTTACGTCAAGGTCCAGGTCACTACCAGCCGCTAGAAGCACCCCGTCACCCAAGTTAGGTGAGTTATGCACCCCGGCGGTAGCCAGTAAAGGGGTCTGAGCAATCACAGTTCCTGCTGTGCCGCTATCTTGAAACTCCAGGGCTGCTGCAACAGAGGTTGACAGGCACCAGCCAAGCAGCCGGATACGTTTCCCGGCAGTCCCGGCCCAGACAGCTTCAGCCGCCCCCGCCGTGATGGTATTGGCGTTAATCATCTTGAAGATTGTCGCCTGGATTTCTTGAGATCGTGTCTGCCCGATAGCCATCTAAAAGGGCTCCGACTTCGAGTGGGCTAGGTCCTGCCGTCCCGCCCCCCGATAGTAAATCAAGACACAGGTTACATCCGAAGAGTCATCCGAGACCAGTTGCATCACCTTCTGATGAGCGTGAGGGATGCGCCCCGGATGGCCGAGGGTAATCTGCTGCCCCAGGGTAGATGTGGGCGTTACGCTCGGCGCCATGTGCAGCGAGTCACCGGAGGGGCAGACTACCACGATATCCCCGGTATTCTGCGGGATGGTCGCTCCCGCATCCGACAGAGTCTCAGCACTGGCCCCCAGCGCCAAGGCTTCCGCGTGAATAACATTGTCTTTTTTTGCCAGGACTTCAGCCATATCTATGCTCCCATAGCAGCACGCGACTGCCTCAGCAACTCCTGTGCCCTGGCGGTCTGGTGCTTATTCCAGTTTGCTTCAAAAGTTGCAAGGTTCCAATCAGGCTTACCCCAAGCGCTGGCCTTCAGCACATCTATCCAATCAGCGACATACCGAGTAGCATCACTGGAATCGATATGACGGGGGAGGGTAATAATGGGGATGCCATGCTCGGCTAGAAAGTCCACCTGACTCCCCGGATGAGCATCATCTGGCCAGTCCAAACGTGTAAACACGGACCGGACCATCTTGGCGATGGCGCGAGGGTCGTCGCCCCTATCCCGAGCGGCAAGGGCTGCAAGCAGCGTAGCATCCACCGGCTCCGAGGCAGTGGAAGGCTGGTTAGCCCACACCTTGTGTGCCCTGGAGGTTTCATGCAACGGAAGACCTCGCGAGGCTACCATAGCCCCACACCCGCACTCCACCTTCCTTGCCGGCTTCCTCGTAGCTACAATCATGGCATCTCCTAGTATGGGTCTTTGGTAACAACCGCCGAATACAGCCACCGGAGCCACCAGGGAGGACGCTTAAATACCCCCCTATCGTGGGTTACGATGGCCATGGTGTTGTTGGTCAGGAAGCTGGAGGACTTCCCCTCCCATGGAGCCTTTGGAGGAGCGACCTCTTCGATCTGCCCCCTTTCGATCAACACCTTATCTACGCGCCTGCGTAGTTCAAGCCATTTACTGGGGGTATACTCCGTGCCAGCCAGGTAGACGTTCCCTTCATTAAAGGACACATTCCCCGAACCGATCACTAGACTGTGAAGGGTCAGCTTCCCTGACTTGAACGGAGGTGCGTCCTTAACCGGACGCACCCCCAAGTATCTCAACTTGACCAACTACACGACCAGGAGGACGACCGAGCAGGCCAGCATAAGCGGGTCATCCCCACCGGAACCTTCAGCCGCCTTATCTACGTCCACCGCCACGATATTGCCAGGCTTGATAACCCCAGCAGCATCAAAGGCGCTAGACACATCCACCCGTCTGATGTCAGAAGCGGCCACAGTCAGTGCGGCAGCGGTTATGCCATCAGTGGTAGTAGTGGTGGTTTCGTCGTTCACCCCGCTCGATACGTCGATAGTATAGGTGTCGGAGGTGTCAAGAGCAGTGCCGACGCCATTCCACCACAGGTACTGGATCACATTGCCTACCGTGTTCTGAGGCACCATAAAGGTATACCCAGCCGCCTCGTTGGCCGCAGCCAAGAGCACCCCGGTGAAGTCACCGTACTGGGAGTAGGCTGCCGTGCCATCGGTCATGGGGCTACAGTTCACGGTAACCTCGTAGGGTGGCTTGATATCGAACGTCACCCTCTCGGTATCGACGCAGAACCCGGCTACCTGCATCAGGTTCTCGGCGCCCGTAGGCCGGGTAGCGGTAATGTCCCCTGCCGTAGTAGACAGGTACATCTGGTTGCCTTGAGTATACGGAGCATCAATATCTTGGATGATGCCGCGCCGGCAGAGAACACCCACGTCACCGGACTTGTAGCTGTTCACCGCCACTCCCTCGGCAAATTTTGTATTGTCCGTCGCGTCAGCCAATTCCCAGTCAGTGCCGTCGAAGTACATCATGTCCCCGGCGGTTACGTCGGTGGAACCGATTGTCGCCACGAATTTATCTTGTGCCTGGGTCACCATGGGGTCAGCCATTATAGCTGCCTCCTATCATCAGATTACGGAACTATGCTCAACAGGAGGGTTGTCCGTTAGGCTGCCGAATCTATGCCCGCCAAAGCGGCACAGGTGAGCTTCGAGAAGATCGTCGCATTCAGATAGACGACCATCCGGTAGAGGTCCTCGTTCTTGTCTTCCTTGGTCCCGATGTCTTGCAGGTCGGGCTCCAGCACTGGGCCGTTGTGCATAATGGTCCAGCCCTGGTTTTCCTTACCTGTTTTGATCGCGTAGATCGTGGTTGCCGTGGAGGAACCCCAACCACCGGAGTTCTCGTAAGTCTCGGAGTTGGTGATGTAATCATTGATTACAATGGGAATCCCATTGTAACGCTGCACCTGCCGCCCGAACACCTCGATAGAGTCCATCAGGACTCCAGAACCAACGGCTCGGGAAAGCGCGGTGAGTTTGCGACGCATGGTCTTGTTCATCATGAGGAAGGTGGGGTTACCAAACTCCACTAGGTCAATCATAGCGTCGAGCCGATCTAGGGACAGCTCGGTCTCGCTGCCAGTAATGGTCGAGGGCTGGGAGCCGTCGTCCATCATGAGCATCCGCTGGTCAGCGATGAGTAGGGAGGTCAGACCTTCCGGTTCCTCCGCCAGGGTTCCGGGATCGCCCGTAATCAACAGGCTCTCCAGCTTTCGCCCCATCGCCTTGGACATCTTGGCGATATGCTCTGCCTTCTGATCGTTAACCGAGCCCTTGGTCTGGAGGGCAAAGCGGTTCAAGGGGATTTGCACATAGAGTTGGGCCAGTGACCGGGATGTCTGCGAGACGGCCATGGTGGAGTCCACCAGGGTCGCTCCCACCGAGGTCACCGCAGCGGTCGGCAGGGTACTCTCCCTGTTGACTAGGAAGGCATTGCCCGAGTGCCCCTCAAAGCTCAGGAATGGGGCCAGTTCCGACGCCGTATGGATATTGTCAAAGATACCAACGATCAACTCGTCTTGCGATAACCGCTGATAGTCTGCTAGGCTTGGCATTTCACTCTCCTACGGTCGCGAGATGCGTGAGTCATCAGCATCCAACGCCGCTTTGATTGCCTCAGTGCCAAAAAGTCGCTCTCCCGGTCCGCTGGCAGAAGGTCCTACGCTGAGGTCGCCTATGCCATGCTTGCGGTCAGACGCCTTCTTGGACGCTATGGCTTCTTCTTTCTGAGTTTGTAACGCTTCGGTTGCCACCCTTTTCTCGGCGGCTCGTACCATCTTGTTCGCCTGGTTAATGACCCGGTACAGTCCAGCAAGGTCCTGCCCCGTCTGGGCTTTCTGCCACAGAGGAGTCAGGGTAGCGATGTCGTCTTTACTCAGGATAACGTCGCCATTGTCATCCAAGACAACATCTCCCAAGCCAGCCTCAGCTTCCGAATAGTTGGCGTCCCACGCCCGTGTCGCCCGAGTCTGGGCTGATGTTTGAGAGATGTTAGCGATGTCCTCAGTTAGGGCGTCCGTATCACCTGATGCTGTGCGGTTTGCTACCGCAGTAATCAGTTGCTTCAGCCCTCCGACATCCTCTGCCAGTTCCTGCAAGGCCTGGTCGCGAGTCCTTCGTCCCTTCTCGGACCGGAGGTCATTTTCCACCTTTAGGCGGTTGGCCTCCGACTCCTCGAAAAGAACCTGCCAATTCGGCTCCTGGGAGTCCGAAGGCGCATCCTGTGTGCCCCCCGCAGGGGCCTGCGCCTCTTGAGTTACCAGAGCCTCTTCGTCTGCCATACCGTTCTCCTTGTGGGTTGCCCTTCGGGGTTGCCACAAAAAAGAGCCGCCTATGCGTACATAGACGACTCTTGGGGAAACCGTTATTTGAGGTTATGCTACCACACGGGGCTTCCTTGTGTCAATTTCCACGAATCTGCCACACGAATGTCGAGGACACCAGAATCGCACGATCCCAATCATCGCTGAAGCCAACTTCTTGTGGCAGTATGGGCAGCGGACATCATAAAGCCACTGGATCATCGGGCACCCTGGAGTATCTTCTGGCGCTCCACCTCGCCCTCGAAGGTCGCCGGGATAGCAGTATTGTACTCCCACTTGGCCAGCAGAGCATCTATTGCCGGGTTGTCATCTCGCATTTGTCTCTGCGTCTCGACCGCAACCTGCTCCGCCGGATTGATGATGTCCCCAAACTCGCGACGAAGAGCATCTTCTTTCGTGGGACTAGCATCTATCCATGCCAGATATAACTCAAGATCAACCCCCGACAATTTCGAGCAGATGGTCTGATTCCCCTTCCTACACATTATCTCCCCCCTAATTGGCCCCCTAATTGGCCCTCTAACACTCTTTCTCTCTGAATCTGCCCACCTACGGTTTGAGGCTCTGCCGTGCTGTACTCCCATTTCGCCAGGAGTCCATCTATGACGTGGCCTATGCCAGGCTTGCGGCGTAGAGCAATCTGGCGGCGGCGGACTAACTGCTCAATAGGGTTGATGAGATGGGGGAATCGCTTTCTAAGCGCATCCTTCAGAGTCGGAGGGGCATCGAGCCAGCCCAGATAGAACTGACTATGGGCCTCATTCCGAAATTCCGGGAATCGCTGCCAGTTATTAGCAGCATGCTCCCTTATACGCCAGTAGGTCCGAAGGGTCTCCCGGTCAGCCCTCAGTTCCTTAGCCAGAGGGTGCTCGTCATCTCTAATGGCCTTCTCCACCTCTGTGACCTCTTCGGCACTGAACTGGTCCCGGACGGCCTGGATGTTCTGTTCCAGCCGGTCGAAGTCGAAGTCTCCCAGGTCGTCTTCCAACCTCGGGTCGGTGATCGCAGCGAAGTAGGCATCCCGCACGATGTCCAATCTGGCCTTGCTGGGCTCCAGTTCCTCGAAGAACTTCAAAGCCTCTGCGTGCTGAGGTCCGCTTCGCTCCGTCTCTTTCTTATCGGCTCGGGTTCTGTTAAGGTCACCCAACCTATTCCGGAAGAACTGCCCTGCGCCTTCAGCGGAAGCAATGTCAATGGATCGGTCTATCTCCTCATCAATAGCATCCAGCCTGTCGGTCAGGGCCTGAATCTCGCTGCCACGACGGCGCTGAAGGTCAGCCACACCTTGCTTGACCTCTGCCGGGACTAATTTGTCGATCTGGGCCTTATCAGCAAAGTCCAACTTATCGTCAGGCTTCGTGATGCCAAGCTGGCCCTTGGCTATCTCTCGGGCTGCATTGCGCTTCTCGAAGACCGTCTCGGGGGAGGTCCGGAAGCCACGAAAGGCAAACACAGTGGTGAGGAGTTGTTCACCCTCCATCCTACCTTGGGCCGTGAAGGGCAGGGCTGATTCCCCAACGTGCTTGACTAAATCCAGCGGGCCATCTATCTCCTCAAAGGGCAGGGCATCTACCTTACCCCCCGTGAATGCCTCAATCGCCCCTCCCGCTAGTGCCTGACCAATCGCCGCCCGCCCAGTGACAAACTTAATGAGCGGGTTATCGTAGCGGTCATTGGTCAATAACTGCGCCGGGTCGGCTATAGAGGTGGAAAGGAGTTGGGCAATGGCCCGCACCTGTCCGCCAACACCGATCCAGTCACCGTTGATCTGGTAGGAGAGGAACCGCTTGCCATTGAGAGGGTTGATGCCTTTCTCTATCTCTTCCCAGTCCTTCCCGAGGGCGATGCCCGTC